TTTAAAGCCTTTAGATCGGAGAGAAGTGTTACCAAAGTTTGAGTTCGAGTTGGTAATCGAGAGGTCTCCTCCGCTGTCAGAGAAGAAATGATCTCCGAATCCAACGGCGAAAACCGAGACGACTTGGATGAACGCATCGTTACTTGCGTAGATGTGTCTGTGTCGCCAACCTTTACGGTATTTACATAACCCGTTAATGTGTGCACCAGATCCCGCAGCTTGTGCTTCGTAGTTTCCAGTAGACGGGTTGTAGAGTACGAATGCTCTGTCATCTTTCTGGAGTGATATACCCGTAAACTGGGCAACAACCATTGATTTGAAACCAGTAGCTCTAGCACCATTAGCGTGCATACCATTTATACCCCAAACTGATCTTAGTGAACAGTTGAATACATATGGAGATGCTGAGTCAACAGTATCAATCTCAACTTTAACCAGTACGTTACTACCAATAGCATTACCAGATGGTTCTGATGACATCTGATACGTAAACTGGTTACCTTGTGCTGAAGTGACAAGGAACGATCCATTATAAAGGTTAGCGTCTGCCTCAGTTGGTCCTGTTACACCACTCAAGTTAACAGCAACACCAACAGAGAATCCGTGGTTAATTGGGTTATCTTGAATGTCAACAGTAAATGCTGTAGCAGTTTGACCGTTTCTGATAATCTGAGAGACTCGGAATTCGTCGGAAATCGGACCTACAATTCTGTTTTCTTCGACTCTTGCCTGTAATTGGTCTTGAGCGATAGTACCAGAAGTATCAGGAATTGTAGCGTATGCTTTAGATATCTTCTGATAGTAGAGTTCCAAGTCGTCGTTATTTGCGTACTCGAAACAAGTTAATTTATGGTGAGAGAAGTTAGGAGCAATAGTATCAACTACGTCAGGACGGTAGTAAACTCCATTGTTGTCACCATCAAAAAATGACTGTTGCCAGAAATAACAACCACCAGTTAGTCTGAAGATTGCTGTTGCTGCTGGCTCATTGGATGATGTAATACCAAGTGATGCCTGTAAGGTTGGATATGGTACATACTTAGGAATAATCTTAGTACGACGTAAGTCAGATCCAACAACAGAACAACCTCTGGGAACGATAATACCACCACGAGTTGAATTAAACTTATGGAGTATATTGTTCGGAGAGGTTAAATCAAAGTTTGTATTCTCATCAAATGGTGTGATCTCAGTATATAAGTTTGTACCTGGTCTATTGTCTATAACATACTCAGAGGGATATAGGTAGATACTAAATGCGTCAAATTCGTCATTACTCAGACCAACACGATAAGAGAACCTTGCCACTTCAAGGAACGCCCTTTGCAATGTTTTGAATGGACGTAATGCCGAGTTACCTCGGTTATCATATGCATCTGATGCGTCAAAGTCGTCGGGGTTGACGTATATAATACGACCAGTCCTCGACGTAATAATATTCTTTAGACGGGTTAGTGCCATTTACTCTGATCCTCTTATGTTTATTTAGTTGTCGTTAAGGACTTGGGTTTCCACCGCCACCTTGACCACCAGCACTAGAACTAGATACCTGATTGTATTGTGCTGCTTCCCAGTCGGAAACGGTATTCTCAAATCCGTTTACCTGGAATGTCACATCACCCGTGGAAGCGTATACAATGAGATGTGAATTTGGACCAACTACAATACCTTTATGCTCATTGGTGCTATTAGCAGTAAGAGCAGCATCATAGAAGATGTAATCTTTAGTTTCAAGGTCAGTCGCTGCTGCTACACCTGATACTGTTGCAGTGTCACGATCACCACCTTGACTGAGAGGAGTGTCCACAAAGGCATCTGATGCAGCAAATGCAGCAGATTCAGTACCTAATGTGACATATAAGGCAGTTCCTACCCAAGCAGAGACCCAACCAAACTTACCACCAGTTACAGTACCAACTGTCTGTGTAGAAGTACCAATACTGAATGTATCACCAGTAATCCAAGTACCCTTGACATCATAGAGATAAATTTCAGTGAATTGAGGATCTTGTACAACGTCAATTTGTGCTGAATAGCTTGTATCTGGTGGTGCAGATGCTGTACCTTCAGCATAATAATAGAGTGGGTTTGGAGTTGTACTTGTTGGAATAATTTGAATCGTTCCGTTTGAACCAGCAGTACCAGTCTTAGTTACCCCTGTGGTATATTCTGTACCAGCAGTAGGAGTAGCACCTGTACCCTCCTGAGTATCAGAGAATCTTAATGGTAAACCTGTGTTAGATGAGTCAGACTGATCAAAGAGATAAGTACGATCAACGTCCATTGTGAAACCAGTAGGAACTACTTCACGTCCAGCAACAGTTCCCCAAGTAAATTGAGTTGTGTATGATGCACTAGCAGTAGGAGTGAACTGAGTTTCTACAGTTGCGTTTGATGTACCACCTGTTAATGTTTCAGCAGTATCGAACCAATCAATCTGTGCCTGTTGACCCTGAGTCATAGGAGTAACAGTTGAACCATCGTTATGTGCTGCATCGGTTGTACCCCATACACCACGTGTAACTGTTACGTCATTACCAGTAACACCAGTAGCAAGCATAATTTCGTTACCGACTCTGATGTGAGTACCAGTAACAATCGCTGTACCATCAGTAACAGTCAATGTAGTATCTCCTGCTGCAAACTGTCCACCCTCGTTAATAGTGGTGGTAGTAGCAGAATCTGTGTAAAGAGAAACAACTTGACCTGATTGGTGAGCAGCAGCAGTAGTACCAAACTGAGCACGAGTAACAGCAACGTCACCACCTCCAGTAGTACCAGAATAGAATGTAGCAGCACCTGCTAATATAATCTCAGCAGTATAACCTGTAATACCATCCGATAGAACAAAATACGCCCCTGCACCTTGTAGAGCCCCCGCATCTACAAATTTCAGCGATGTATCACCTGAAGCAATATCAGCAACTTCCAAACTCATTGCGGTTGTACCTGAACCCCTAAAGGTACCAGTAAAACCAGAAGTTCCACCAGTAACAGTCTCACCACCTTGGAAAGTTCCAGTAGCACCCTGTGAGTTAGTGTTCACAGCAGTACACTTCTTAACTTTCACATAGTTAGTGATAGTTGCTGTAGATACAACAGTATCAAGTATAAATCCAGTCTTTGCTAGGTCAGCAGATCCTACAAGAAGACCAGGAGTAGCATCTGATCTGCTGATTCCTGGATTAATTTCCATCTTATAGGTTGAGATGGGATTACCTCGTGCAAATGCATACGTTGAGGCATCCATTGTTAATTTCTGTGTATAGTCTTTATGTCCTATACGATATGTGGCAGCATTACCTCCTCTCTCAGTCACACTCAATACTGATGATGCAGTATGTTCTGAGTCTGTGCTGTAAAGGACGGCTGCTGTGGTTGCTGCGGGGGCTGCGGCAGCTAATCTTCCTGCTGTCATTGGTTTACCAGAGTCCTACGAAATGGTTTTGAAGTCTAAGTCTGCCTCCGAAGTCAGGAGCAGAAATTGGTCCACCGAAGCTAACACCCAGTGTTCCAACGTTTTCAGTAGATAACAGAGTAGCATCTGCATCTGGGAACTTGATTGATCTCGTTCCTGTAATATTATCTATGACCAGTTTAACTTGGTTCTGATCATTCTCAGCATCTAAGAGAGTAAATTCTTTTGCAGATTTACCTTCAAATACCTGAGTGGCTTTTTCAGTAAGTACTATATTATTCTCACTAATAGGAACGTTGAGGTTCGTATTAGGGAACTCGTACCTAAGTATTGTCGTAGCAGACATATTACTTAGGTCAAACTGAATACGCTTAGTAATGTCACTACCATCAGCGAACCGAGGATCAGCGTAATCTTTGTTAGTAAATGTCTGAGTAGCACTGGTACCAGCAACAGTTAATGATTGGTCTGGCCAAGTTACTACACGATCGGACGTTACATCAGGTGAGTTAAAAGTAACCTTTGGTGTAGGGTTATTTGGATCACCAGATTCAATATTTGAGATAGAAGGATTGATAAAGTTCTTGTTACTGACATTCTGCTCAGTAATAGTATCAATCAGTGTTGACTGTGATGCTGAAGTACCATAGTCAGGCAATCTATAGATGTGTGTGACAGGTGCTTCCCAAGAGTCAGTTTCAAATAATGCTATTTTACCAGCGTTGGATGAACCTACGATCTGTAAGTTACCATCCTGAATAATAACAGTCTTATTACTTAGAGTCTGTGTAGTGTCATTACCTACAAGAGTTGTAGATGTAAAACTACCTGTACTTGGTAGAGCGAATGACCTTATACCTGCACCAGTTGATACACCAGAAATTTCAAACTTTGCTTTCTTATCAGGGTTCTGATCATCAGCAAGGAAGAAGTTGGTGTCTTGAAACTCAGCAGGACCATTAACAAGGAACTTACCAGAACCCTGTGGTCTCATATCAATGTTTACATTGGAAGATGTAGTATCTCCAGCAATGAATCTAATAGTAGCAGAACCATCAGCGTTGTCTTGCTTCTTATAGTACATACTAGATGTACCAAAAGCAATACCTAACTCGTTATAAGCATCTTGGTAAAGACCTGTGTCTCTATCCAAGTCAAAGCAAAGACCTGGCTGTGATTGACTACCTGCTCCCACCCCTTTGAAGATCTGATTGATCTTAGCCTTTCGGTTAGGAATGAGTGGATCACTGATCACGACAGGTAAAACTGCTTCACCAGTTAACACGCCATCGGCCAGAGTATCTAATTGTGAAATTCTTTTGGTTCCCACTAACTCTATGCTCTATTTCGTACAGTTTTATTTATAACTCTTCTACAGGCGGGATTAATAAGGTACCTCACCTTCACAGAGTTCAGACATTTCAAATAAAATTGGATGACATTGTTCTAAGATCAGATACTGTGAAATATGATATAAATCATCCATCGTATATTCCATTTCACAACTGTCAATTAAATCCATTGAAGGATTATCTACATCATCAAAGGTGAATGCCATACCATTGATGAACCACATCTTGACAACACCCTGATTTTTGAGTAGGACATACTCACTGGTTATTTTGTATCGCATTTTGTAAACTCAAACGGTCCGCTATTTGATCCCCAGAGTAGATTACCTTTCTTATCCCAACCTCTATCATCAGTAGCAAATTTATTCTTTTCCAATACAGCAGACGTTTTAACTTTTATACCATCAGGATGTGTCCAATCAGGGTCAGTTTTACCTGCCCATCCTTTTGGAGTCTTAGTCCAAATAGTATCTGCTGCTTTCTCTCCGTCCTTTTGTGGGTTATATGTCTCAAGTATTAGTGCTAGATCTTTCTGTCTCAACCATACAAAATGATTTCTCTGTCTATATGGTTCATCAGGGTTGTAATCATACCACTGTTTTGTCTTGAGAATTTGTCCATCCCAGTACCAAAGATAATGAACGTAAGCAAAAGATGCTGGTGATGCCTGAGCTTGTTGTAGATTATGCCAGTGTCCCACTAGCATTTCAAGGAATTCATCCGTGTACATTGTTATGTATGCTTGAAGATAAAGGGACCAGGTATCTTACCCCAGAGTATATTACCATCCTTATCAGTTCCTTTGTCAAATGATGTATAGGTAGCACAATCTAATGTAATAACTGTCTCAATCTTGATACCTTTCTCATTATATGTGTCTGGTGGTGTCTTACCAATAAATCCGTGACCAGTCTCATCCTCAGTAAAGATAAGATGAAGACCACTCTCATTGATGTTTAATTTTATATGATTATCCTGTATATCTAAATGATGCGTCCTTTCACGATAAACCTCTCCACTCCAGTCGTACCACTGTTTAGAGTGCAAATGAGCACCCTCAACCCACCAGTCATAATGGACGTGGGCAAACTCATTAGGCCACTGTTGTGCCTGTTTTAAGTTATCCCAATTATGACAGAGGTACTCTAGAAATAGAGCACTAGAGATTGCCACGAGCCTTTACATCAGCAACAGCTTTCATCGTTTGTTCTGCTGCGAAAGCTTGTACATCTGCTTGACTTGGTAACCCACCTAAACCTGGTATAGGCAGTGGTCCTTGGTGATACTCTTGTTCTTTAAGTGCTTCTTCTGCTGCCTCTACCTTTGCCGAGTTTGCAACAGGTGAAATAATTACATTGCCTTCGGGACACTCTACTACAAATGGTGTGCCTCTAGCAGCTAATTTCAGGGTGAAAGCAATATTCTCTATTGCTTCATCATAAGTTAATCGATTCATTGAGTAACAAAACAACGTTGGTCTTCGGGCACAGACTCACATATCTGTGCTATGGTCTCTTGGAATCCTTCAGCACCCTCTTTATCCCACTTAAATCTAATCTTCTCAATGTTTCCATCAGAAGCTTGAAGGGATACTGAACGTTGTGGGACGTTGATCCAAACATAATCCAACCACAAATCTTGGGTGTCCATAAGCAGATCAAGGTATTCAAATAGTATGTAGTTGAGTTCTTCTGGATCCATTAAGACGGCCACGCAACGATACATTTGCATCCAGTACGTGATTCTGCACGTATGATTGCTTCCTGCATTGTAACGCAGTTGTCAACTACCTCTTCAAAAGGTACGGAAGAATTTGGTCTCTTGAGTTTGACCGTGTACTTTCTTGTGGACATAGTAACCTCTTTACAAGTGTATTATACACTAGTTCAGGAGAACTGGCAACCCATAGAACTGAGCAGGACCAGATCCACAACCAGCAGTGAAGACCCCAGTGTTTACGTTATAGACTGCAACACCGTTCTCTACTTGGTTCATTATAGCACCACCCTTGGCAGTGTTGAACTCTCCGATACCCCCAGACTTAGTGTTCACAAGGGTTAAGCGTCCACCCATCTTACCGTTTACAACATCAATAATACCACCAGGTACCTTACATTCACAAATATTAATCTGTGCTGCTGGCATTGGGTTAGGACCAACACCTGTAGCATTGATAGCTATCGTTGGACCTTTAATCAAGTTAACCACACCTGTGATAGCAGGTATGGGGTTCATCATACCAACATTCTTAAAGTGAACGTTGTTAATAAATTCTGTCTTCCAAGCACACTCATTAATGATCTCACCAGATATGGAGTTCATTAGTGAAGATGCTTTAATTGAACAAGCAGAAGTGTTTACAGCAAACTCATTAAGGGCATTAAACGTGATATTAGGAGCCTGTATTTTGTAATCTCCTTCATAACTCACATCGTAGTCAGATGCAAAAGTTTGTGCTGCTTTAGATTGCTTACTACCATCAGGACCTACACCCTGTGATACGTGTAGGTTCTGAGTACCTCCTACTTCTATGTTGAAGTTACCCATCACCTTCAGGGTATAGTCACCTTCAACCGTAAGTGTCTTGTTACCTTTAACTGTTGTACATTGGTCACGACCTAAGATCTTAGTATCATTACCTGGTACGTTAGTATGCTGGTCACCAGTTGCAGTAGCAATAACGGTTTGACCACCAGCGTGTGAAACAATCGTTTTCTCTTTGCCTGGTGTATTATCCTGTATGGTTGTAGCACCATTCATTGAGGTGACTGCTTGAACCATATAAGGATTAATATCCTGCATCAATTGTGAGAAATAATCTCCTTTAGTAGTATGATTCCCACTACCAGAGACATCTATCTCAATTTCTTGTTGTAAAAATTCTGGTACTGATTCGCACGTACTCGTACCTAACAGTGGCAACCAGAATGTTTGCTTAGGTGGTCTATGACTTCTACCACAATCCTTATTACCAAACAATGCTTTCAACAGACCCATTATGATGCTGATCAATGAAGACCAGTTCATCTTGGAGAAATCAAATGAGAATAATGATGAAAGACTCTTTGCTGCACTCAATCCACCCTTAGCAACACTGATAGCAGCCATTACTTTCTGACCCATACCAGCAACCTTACCCATTGCTCCTTGGATCTTACCTAGAACACCGTTAACTGTGTCATCTACCTTAGTGGCAAGACCACCGACAACTTTGTCAACGATATTAGATGAGATACTATCAGCAAAACCACTGATATCACCCATAGCACCACTGATGGCACCTAAAATATAATTTCCTTCAAATCCACAGAATAAACCTGTGATGAAACTGGACAGTTTAGTTAATGTTTGAATGATACCCAACGGTATGACATTAGTTAATGCACCCATCAAACTACTAATCATACCTTCCAAGGCTTTTGCTAGTACGTTCTTCAGTGCACTCATAACACCACTGATGGCATTAGATACTGATGTTTTTATACCATTGAAGGATGATTCAAGTACATCGTTCCTTAATTTCTTACCAGTAATGATAGAAACTAAGTTACCCTTGCTATCCTTAGCAATTGAACCCGACAACTGACCAAATTCGTTAAGCATCCTCTTGAGATCCTTCTCGAATCCTATACCTGCTGGTCCTGATAATCCATCTGCTATGCCTTGAGCATCAGCAGGAACTTTCATTGGGTTCGTGTATACGTTACCAGGTGCTCGCTGTTCTGCTACTGAGATTACACCACGGGATTTCTCTTCTCCTCCGTTCTCATCTCCAGCTTGTTTACCACCTACAACGTTAAAAGGGGCTCCTCCGTGAACTACCTCACCCTGTAAAGACTTAGACTGGGGTGACATAGAACTGTCATCTACTTTCTTAGCAGGATCTGCTACTACTGTAGCTCCTGCACCACCCTCTGTACTTGCTTGTCCGTCCTTACTGTTGTTCTTGAAACCACGCAGTGATCCCATAACAACAGGTAGTTGTGCTTCCTCACCATCAAGGAAGAAACCCAAAACCTGAGCACCGACCTGAAGTTCACACTTCGTCCCAGAGTTTTTAATACCTGCCTGATCCGTTGGGAGCATTGTAACTGCCCACGGTAGGTCATCTGTTGGAATCTCTTTCGTATACGCTACTTCACCAGCACCAGTGTACCACCCTATGACACGTACCTTAGTACGTCCTAGGTTCTGAGGATCCTCGATATCTTCGACTTCGCCGACCCACCAAGTGAAGCCGTCGCGTCCCATTACATCGGATTTTCCTATTGCGTCAAGAACTGGCATTTATGCGTATGAAATCCATCCCGTTACTATATATTTATCTTCGTTAGGTGCAGGAATGCCGTGATGAACGTGTGTCCAGTCACAAGGCCAGATCATAGTCAATCCTTTCTTTGGTTCTAACTGTATATCTTGATGTACAAAGTTAGTACCACCACCCTCTTCAATGTCATTAAGATAAGTCATCCAAACTAGATGTCTGAAAGAACTTGTCTTATTAGATCCTACACGTTCAGTGTGTGGTTGAGAGAATGCTGCACCAGGTATATAGTGCTGGATATTAAAAGGTTCCAGTACCTCTAGGTCTGCCATAGCAGCCCAAGGATACTGTTCTGTATATAATGTGACTCCACCTTGAACTGCATCAAGATACTTAACGATACGCTCATCCTTCAACCAAGAAGGAACTGCCATATCCATTGATTGCTTGATAACTTTATTAACCCCTTGTGATGTCTCACCAGGGGTTTTTTCTAAGTAGTCGCAGGTGTTGTAAAAATCAAGTACACCGTCACATATATCTGCATCTATGGTTCCCCCTGCTATGAAGGTTTGAACCACTCTATTAGGTGTTTCAGTCATAATTTAGTCGTCATACACTAAGCATTCTGGTTCGTCAGGATGTTGATCGCAGAATAATTCTATACAATTTGGATCGTGATGATCTCCTGCTTTTATTTCTTCCTCGTGATGCTCGTAATACTCTTCTAAATCGTGCAACTCCTCCTTAGTATGCCTTCGCATCTGAGGATTTGTCTGAGGATCTGCGAGGATCTCTTTATCTTTTTCAATGTGTGCTTCGATGCTTTCCATAGTTGGTTAACTCGGAGTAGTGATACTATCTTTGGATAGGTTCAGTATAGTAGTGACCCCTTCTGGATTGTACTTATGTGTCAGACCTGTAATAAGGTATATACCTGAATAGATTGGGTCTGGCATAGTTCTCTCCTCTTCTTTAGTAGAAGCAGGGATAACACATTCTAACTGTTGTCCTACTGCTAATGCTACATTACCAGGTACTGTGATGTCAAGGGTTATTGCTCGTAGTAGCTGCCATCGGCTGAAACTGTAAGCAGATGCCCACACGGTGTCATAATCCATATTACCAGCACCACCTGTAGAATTTTGGGCGGTTTTGGCATTCTTCATACCAGGAAGAGCACGTACCTTAGTACGAGTAGGTCTCTTGTCGTCAAAGTATATAGTCTTGACTTTTGGATATGGGAACTGTTCATTCAAAATACCCTCTGCTTTTTTAGCAAGTCCAAACACAGCACTCATTCCCATATGTAGTGGTGGCTGAATAGATCCAGACGCACCTTTCTGATCGCTAGGGTTATCTTCTGGGGAATCACCATCACCAGCAGCAGGTAAATTACCACTAGTAAGAGCAGGTAACTTCAATCCCAGAACAGTATTGCTATAAGCACCAGACCTCATCTTCTCCAGATGATTTGCTCTATCTGGAAAGTTCAGAGTTTCAATCTTAAATGCGTTTAGATCTGATCCACCTACGTTTGCTTGTTCATAGGTATACTTGATTGGTCTCTTAGAGCTTGGGTTCCTATTAGAACAAAGCCAATCTATAGTATGGAAATAGTATCCATCCTTATTCTCATAGAAGACATAACCAGCAGTATTGGTGACAGAACTAACCACCTTGTCTGAAATATATGCAATACAATCATATGGTCTCCAAGTCGGAGCTAAGAAGTTGAAATTACCTTTAGTTGGTTCATAAGAATACTTCTTACCAGAAGACATAAGTTTCTCTTCCACTAGGGTCTTGACGTGGGCAGATCCTATATCATCTTTAAACGACTTGAAGACTTTATTGGTTTCATTATTAATAGTCTCAGGTGACACAGTATAGATTACATACAACTGTGCACGTTCAGACTTAGTAATCTCACCAATCTTAAATATTTTCTGAGTTACTTCCAACTCAACTCCAGGTGAAGAGTCAGTCTCTATAGTTAATTGAATGATCTCATTACCAGTGAGACTACTAATAAGGTCAAGAGTGTCAAAGATTGCTATCTCCATCCTAACTGAGGGAGAATCTATTGACTCAATATAATTCCAACCAGAACAGATCTTTCTAATATCAACAACAGAACCCTCTTTAGGGTTTATTTGATCTGTCTTAGTTGTAGGATCTGAATCATCCTGTGTTACAAGGTTGAATCTGGTTATCTTATAACCTTTAGGTTGTAATGGTAGATTATCGGTCATAAGAAGTTACTAAAAGGATTCTGAGACTCAGCAGTACGACCAAATCTACTGACTAAGAACTCTGCTGCTGGATTACGTATACCCTTAGTGACAACAGGTACCTGTATATCTTCTCCAGGTGTCTCTGTTGGTGGTAATACTAATGCCTGTTGGATCATAGCTTCCATCTGTTGACCTAAGTTACTACTTCTAACTTGACCAGCAGCAGTCTTAACTCTACCCATCAAACTCTGTAAATTCTGTCCCATACCCTTAGCAGCAGGTATAGCAACGTGCTTAGCTACCATAGCAGCAGGTGAATTCTGTATGTAAGTCTTTGCAGCAGTTTGAGCAGTATTCTGCATTAGATTTACAATTCCACCCATACTTCTCTGTGGTTTGCCAACTGATAGTGGCATCGTAGTACGTGCAGTAACAAAATTAGATACATTTACTTGTCCACCAGTAGAGAAGCCAGGAACCTTGTATCCGTGTGCCTTTGCTTGCACTGCCTGTCTCATAGTCAGACCAGGATCTCTACGGGTATGTGGTGTATCAACAGGTATAACAAAACCACCTGATGATCTCTTTGCAACATATTCTGTACCGTGACCTATAAAATCAACGCCCCTACCAGTCAGTGATACTGGATAACCAGACTGGGGACCGTGTATCCAACCACCCTTACTCTTCTCAGGTAGTTTGAAGTCCATATTAAATGGAACTATACCACCAATAGATCTTGCTGGAATTATACCACCCACACTCTTCTCAGAAGAAGAACCTTCTTCATTCTCCTTGGCACTCTTCTTCAATTCATCCATCTCACCACCTTTCGGTACCATCTTAAGAAGATTAGTCAAACCTTCAAGTAATAATATCAAAGGTCCAAACACAATCTTACCCATAATACCAGCGACCTTTTCAATCATAGGCAGATGAGGTTTAATCGCATTGACAATCGTTTGTATAGCTGGTCCTAGTTCTTTAAAAACTCCTTCTATTGCGTCCTTCAATGGTTCTATGAAACTATTAAACCACGTCATAACAGTATCGAATACATCCTTGATTCCATTGAGGAAATCACCAGCGATAGGTCCTAAGAACTTACCAACGTTCTCACCTAAGAAACCACCAAGTGCAGATCCAATGATACCACCTAGGGGTCCTAGGAACTTAGCACCAATCTCACCACCTGCTAATGCACCAGTTGTCTTACCTACTGCTGCACCACGAGCAGCTCCTTCCCTATCTTCTTCTGCTATTGTCTCATCATTCTTAACTCTTTGATATGCTTCAACACCTTGTCCTAATGCTAATGATGCTCTACCCAGTACAGTTCCACCAAGGAACTTACCTAGGTTCATAATACCACCACCAACCATCTTAAAGATGCCAGTGATATTCTTGATAAACCCAAGAGGATTTGCTAAGAAGGCTAAACCAGCTAAAGCACCACCTAAACCAGCGATACCTTGCAGTTTCTCCATCATAGTATTATCTTCACCAAACGTCTTCTCCCAATTCTCGCTAACCCAGGCTCCAAGTTTAGTGAATATATTGACTAAACCATTCCACATCTTCTGGATTCGTTCAAACGTTTTAGCAATATTCTCTCTATTCTTAGGATCACTCAACCAATCCAAAGCCTTGTACATCACAAGACTCTTGAAGAACTTCATAAGATTCCCTAGGAATCCCATTCCTCCTCCAACAATCTTCGCTACTGTCTTACTATCATCCTTACCACCCTTATCTGCTTCTAACTTATTCTCTCTACCAGCATCAGATGCTAATCCTTGTGCTCTCTTTGCTCGTTCAGCAGCATTCTTTTGTTGATTCTTTATCTCCTTTACAGCTACACCAATACTATTAACTGTAGCACCTAGGGAATTAATTGCTGAGATAGTCGTAGAAAAACTTGTCCCTGAAATGGTTTTATTACCAACAGTCGTCTTGGTATCTCCGTCTGGTGGAGTTACCATCTTAAAAAATCTAATCTTACTTACTGCCATTAGCTTAGACCCACCTTAGCTGGTTTGACGATGTTGTGTATCTGAGTACCGTCTTTCTTGATGACCTCTTTAATCATAGGTTGTATTACAAAGGTCTCAGTTGTTCCAGGTCCAGCAAACTGTTGTGATGCATCAGCAATAGACCTACTCTTCAACTCACTATTTATTCCTCCACCCTGTCCTCCTTCGGATGGTGTGATCTCAGCAGTAGGTTCTGCTACACCTGTAAATGGTGACTCTTTACCATACTTACTTAAAGGATTGATCCTACTTAAAGGATTATCTTTTGGTCTACCAACATCATTAGGATTGGTTGATGTTTCCCAATGTAAGTGAGGACCACTAGATTTACCAGTGTTACCAAGTAAACCTAATACAGTACCAGCAGTGAATGTATCACCTGCTTTCAATGGCGACATCTTCTGCATATGAGCGAAGAATTGTCCCATACCATCATTACTAGTCCAAGCAATATAGTTACCAAATCCCTTATCAAACCCTACCTGTTGTACTGTACCACCAAGGAATGCTTTAAGTTCTTCTCCAACTGCACCAGCAATATCAACACCCATATGCATACCAGGTGACAACTTCAAGGATCTCTCCTTCATTGCCTCCGAAGTAACAACGTGTCCTCTATTACCTTCACCACCTGAACCAGACTCAGCTGCAGCTAATTCTGCTGCTTGCTTCTCTTTGTCCAATTCTTTCTCATATTCCCACTTCTCCTTAGCTTTAACTACACGCTTCTCACGTTCTATCAATTCT